ATTAACATGAGGAAGGTTAAGGCATCATTCAAAGGAATGGGGATCGAGCAAGTTAAGGCACGGGATTGTAACTTGTATCGTGGCATAACTTTGAAGGAAGTTGATGAGGATGTGCTGATTGGCCAGGATATGAGAAATGTCGGGAGAGTGAGAGCCCTTGCAGAGTTTGGTGAGGAATCAAACAGGTAAGGTTAAGCGTCCTCGCAGGGCCGTTAGTAGGCAAGAAGAGCTGGATATTGCTGAAAGGCTGAAGGAGGGGCACAAGTTCTCTGAAGTGGCCAGGATGTTTGATAGAGATGTGAACGTGATTAAGAGAGTGGCCACGGCACATGCAGAGGAGTTGGAAAAGGCAATTGGAATTAGAATGAGTGGTGGTGTAGTTGATAAGCAGAATGAGTTCTGCAAATATTTGGAAAGTAGTAAGAGACAGGAGGTGTTGTGTGAAGCGATTGAACGCATTAGGGATATGATGTATGATTCTGCGCTTACTGCTAAGGATATGAGGGACCTTATGGTTAGCCTTGGTATAGTGATTGATAAATTTGCAGTAGAGAATGGAAAGGCAGATAATTCGGCGTTACAAGCGTTGCAAGCGGTATTCAGCAAGATGGAGCAGAATGTGGAGGTAAAGGTTTATGCAGCTTCAGGTGCCACAGGGGAAACAAGCCAGGTTTATAATGGCCAAACCGAAAAGGATGAATATATTGTACGGGAGCTGGAGGTCGAGCAAGTCAATAGCGGTGGACCTGAAGTGGCTTAAGGATTTAGTGACGTTGCCTGCCGGGAATATGATAATGGTGGGCAACACAATTAATTCTTTGATTAGGAATGTTATTGATCCTATAACTGTGATGGTTGGGAAGAATAATGTTGAGGTTAGGCTACAGAGACAAGAGTGTACGATTTTGGGTAGGACGGTTTGGATTCAGGGAGCGGACAAGGAGGATGCGTATAAGAGGATTGAAGGAGAAAGTTTGCTGAGAGCTTATGTGGATGAGTGGAGTAGGATACCGAAGAATTTTACTAAGACGTTGATGAGCAGGCTGAGCGATAAGGGGGCGTGCGTTTATGGGACGTTAAATCCGGATTCGCCTGCGCATTATTTGTATAGGGATTATATTTTGAGAGCGAGGGAGTTGGATATTGCGGTTTGGAAGTTTACGCTGAATGATAATCCGTATTTGGATGCGGAGTATAAGAAGGCCATTATTGCGGAGAATCCGCCGGGGACTGTGTTTTATGATAGGAATATTTTGGGGAACTGGGTGGCCGCGAGTGGGCTGGTGTTTGCCAATTTTGATAGACGCCTCCACACTGTTGCTAGACCGCCGGTAGGGTTGGTGGCGAAAGAGTTGAGGGTAGGGGTGGATTATGGAACGAATAATCCGACGGCATTTGTGAGCTTGGAGAAGTATTTGGTGCCGGGGAGGGTTAGGCCGACGTGGTATGCTACGAATGAGTATTATTGGGATAGCAGGGTGATGTATAAGCAAAAGACAGATGCGGAGTACAGCGTGGACATGGGTAAGTACTTGGCTGGGCGATGGGTCGCGCCGGAGAAGTTAAGGATGGATGGATGTAAGAACTTGGGTCTGGGGACTAGTGAGGAGGGCAGGAAGTACCCTACGACCATTGAGGTAGACCCGAGTGCAAGTAGCTTTATTCTGCAGTTGAATAGGGATGGCATGAGGAAGGCCAGGGCTGCGGAGAATGACGTGTTGAATGGGATCAGGAAGATTGCGACGTTGATTAGTGCGGGCGAGCTGGTGATATGTGAGAGCTGTCCATGGCTGATCAAGAGTTTGGAGGGGTACAGTTGGGACCCGAAAGCATTGAATGATGAGGTGGTTAAGGAGGATGACCATTCGGTGGATGCTCTGAGGTATGTGGTGAACAGTCTGTAGATGGCGAATGTTTGGGGAGATATGTGGGGAGATATATTAAGTGTGGAGGAATTGGTGGATTTGGAGCCAGTTTGGGTATAATTCCTGTATATTTTTTTTGTTTTTCCTATAGGAGATTTACCACACTTTTCTTCCAAAATATCCAATTCCTCCACACAGATAGCAGTAAAACCCATTTTACAAAAAGTAGATAAAGATCTATATATTTTGTAAAATTGTTAAGGTTTTGAATTATATATATTACAGTGTGTTTGCCCCTGCGGGGCATACTACCTCCGTTTGATATTCTCCGAACGGTATAACTCATATGAGCATAGGAAAAAATCGATAGCTGTAATATGGTGTAGAGGCTCCCGTACCTGTTTGTGGAGGAATTGGAGGTTTTGGAACCAATGTCAAGAGTTCCCGCGTATGCAAAAAAGCCAAAGTTTATATATGCGAATCTGCTCATGTCGCCTCACGACATCTCCCGAAACGTACAAATCCACACATTCGGGGGACAAATTGAGAATGTTCGAACATTGATCGGGCCGCCTGCTATTCATCCACACGTAAAAATTTCCAACAGTCAGGACAAACTCACGCGCCCAGCAGCTCAGAATGTGGAGGAGGACCCCGGCCTCGCATGATATCGGTTCCCGCGAACCAGGTGTATTTCCCGACTCCTTGATGTACAACTCCGTACATTGAACCCAGACATTGACCAACCATGCACATCCACAGGCCCTACAGCTATTCATATGAAGCAAACGTTTAAATACTATCCGCGCGTCCAGCAGTCCAATGTGGAGGAGGACCCGGCGTCAACCACTCGCCGGAGTGTCAGGCACGCTCCTCCACACCTCCGACTTATGTCAATGTTCTTATTCGTACAATTGTTTTCCTACCCCCCTCCCCCCGCCTACCAGAATCCCTTGTCCATATATGCTGATTAACATATGTGAGTGGACACTCCCGGACATTGGACCCGCCCCATGTATACCCCCCTACATTAATCCCTGGCAATCCCTTGCTTTCGGCAAGGGCAGCCGGTAATGTACATCGATGTACATTCCGGACCGGAGGGTCCCGTTAGATTGCGATCTAACAGCAAGCCAATAACAATACACACAAGCAGGCCGAAGCGTGTGCCGCAGCACACGACCATACTTGCTAAAGACAAGTAGTAACAAACCCTTAGCTCATCATCATTATCATCATCAACATCTCCAACTATTATATTATGTGTATCTCCCCCTCTCTCATGTGCAAATTTTTTTGGACCCTTGACCTTCTTATACAATTCCCAACATACCCAACCTCACATAACCCACTCACCCAAAAATCTAAATCCTCCCCCGTCAACATATCCTCATGTTAACCGACCAATCGTTCCTGAACCCAGGGCAAATCTTCCCTCCCCCATCAGAATCGGACCGCCTGACCTCCTACAAGACCGCAGACCTCCTATTCTCCGGCCAGCACCACGTCGTCTGGCCCGACCTATGGGACATCCAAGACCTCCAATCAGTCGATGACACCCTATCCGCCTTCTTCAAGAAAGCCTACGGCCAGCGCAAACTAGAATTCAACTGGTTCCAAATAGTCTGCAACGTCTTCTCTGACTTCCTCGTAGGCGAACCCCCTCGCCTCCTTGGCCAAACCCCAGCCGAGCAAACTGAACTCGACCTCATCCGTGACCGCTCCAACCTCAACATCACACTCTACCAAGCCTGCACCAACCTCATCAAATACTCCCACTGCATCCTCAAATCCCGCTTCATCGGCTCTCCCTCTCTCGAACCCGGTTCCCGCATCGAAAACATCAACCCCTCCATCTGGTTCCCCATCACCGACCCCGATGACTCAACCTCCTACACCTCCCACATCCTGGCCTGGACCTTCACAGCCCCAATCGGCACCAGTCAAGCCAAACTTCTCAAACTCGAAATTCACGAACCGGGCCAGGTCAGCCATCGTCTCATGTGGATGAATGGCAACGTTATCGACCACGAAATCCCCCTATCCACCATCCCCCGCTTCTCCAACCTACCGCCCACCATCAAAACCAACATCCCCTACCCCCTAATCTTCCCCATCAACAACCTAACCAACGATTTCGAAAACATGAAAAACCCCGTCAAGGAACTCGAAACCCGCATAATCAAAGTGGCTTCCATCCTCGACATCCACAGTCGCCCCATCATGGCAGGCCCCGACAACGCTCTCTCAACCGACATGGAAACAGGCACCGAATCCCTCAAACTTAACGGTCGTTACTTCCCAATCCGTGACCCCACCAATCGCCCAACCTACATCGAATGGGACGGCAAACTAACCAGCTCCTTCTCTGAGATGGACCGCATAACCGACATGCTCTACAAAATAACCGACCTCAACCCTGCAGCCCTCGGCGACTATGCCCACATGGGCGGCTCAGTACCCCTCTCAGGCTCTGCATGGAAGCGCCTTCTCATCCGCTCAATCTCCAAGACAAACCGCATACGCAACCTATTTGACACGCCCCTACGACGTGCCATCCACGCCTGCTCCGTTCTTGACGTGGCCGGTCGTGCAGCAGAGAGTGTGGAAGTAACCCTGCGTTCCATCGGCTGGCAAGACGGCCTCCCCAGAGACATGCTTGAGGATACCACAGTAGAGCAAGCACGCAAGAATTCCGGCCTCACATCCAAACTATCCTCAATCATGCGCCTTGACGATTGCACCGAGGAACAGGCCCAATCCGAGCTTGCCCGTATGCGATCTGAAATCCCAGACGCGCCACGCGAACAATCTCCATTCGAGGCTCGTCTCAGAAACAACGGCGTGCAACCACACTCCAACCTAAAGCCAACGGTGGACTAAATGTCCACCGAACTTTTAACCGAAATCACCACCTCTCAAACCCCGTGGATGCTGATGTGTGTAGCCCTCATAATCTACATCATAAAATCCCAGGACACCCAACTAAAACAGCTAGTAGTGGCCGTAGGTAACGTAGCTCTTTCCTTAGCCTCTCACGATTCCCAGGCTAAAGATATAAAAGAAGACGTAAAATACATCAGGGAACATTTGGAGGATAAAGTCAGATAAACATTAAATAGCAAGAAAGCATGACATCTATCAGGTTCTACAACTACCGTAAAAAGTTGGTGTCTACCCATGCCAGATGATGAGAAGAAGTTTACACAGGCCGATATTGATCGGATAGTACAGGAACGACTTGCAAGAGATCGAGAAACGAGAGGTGATCCCGGTGCATTGCTCATTACTGTACAAAACCTGCAAGGAGAGCTTGCAACAGCCAAATCAAAAATAAGCGATCTCTCCAACAAAATAGCAGCTACCGACAGAACATCCTTATTGGCCAACATCGGAACTGAACTCAAGGTACCACAGGCTCTCATGGGGTTCATACAGGGCAACACTGCAGAAGAGATGCGTGCAAGTGCAACCGCTCTCCTAACCAGTATCGGTCCTGGCCAAAACATCGGTGGAAGTACCAATCCTCCACAGGGGAATGCTCCTCCCAAGGTCTACACAGCAGCTGAATTGAGAACTATGTCACCAGAAGCAATCAACGCAGATTGGGCAAACGTGAGCGCACAGCTAAAATCCAATCAGGTGAAGTGAGGTTAACATATGGCCATTGAAGGCTTTATAGGTACGGTTTGGAGTGCCAGGCTGCTTGCGAACATGCAGAAGGCTCTCGTATTCGGACAGCCCAACGTGATTAACAGAGACTATGAAGGTGAAATAGCAGGTAAAGGAAGCTCAGTCAAGATAACATCCATCGGTGATATCACCATCGGTGACTACACCAAGGATACCGATATTGCAGATCCGGAAGCTCTGAGCGATGCTCAAACAACTCTCAACATAACTCAGTCGAAATATTTCAATTTCGCAGTTGATGATGTGAGCAAGGCCCAGGCAACTCCAGCTCTCATGAACGCAGCTATGCGTCAGTCAGCATACAACCTTGCCGATGTAGCTGATCAATTCATTGCCGCAACCATGGCTGCAAGTGTCTCTTCCGCCAACGTTATCGGTACTACGGCTGCAGCCAAAGTTCCAACACTTGTGGAAGATGACGGGACCCATGCCTACGACTATCTGCTCCAGCTCGGAACAGCTCTCTCAGTAGCCGATGTTCCAAAGATGGGCCGATGGGTAATAGTTCCGCCCTGGTTCAGTGAGAGACTGGCCCAAGACAAGCGCTTCTCCAACGCAAGCGCGTCTGGGTCCACAGATGCACTGCTGAATGGTCTGGTAAAGCGAGCCGCTGGTTTTGATGTCCTTGAATCAAACAATGTCCCGACAGCTAACGGAA